GAGATGATATTCTAATTGATTCTACTGACATATTATTTTTTTCTTAATTTAATAGTTTTGTTTGGAAATTCTTTCTCGTACTTTTCTTTTATTCTTTTTTCGTAAATTCCCAAATCGACCTGAATTTCTTTTTGATTTCTAAGTGTTTCTGCCATAGAAAGTTCTAACATAGCTTTTTTATCATCTAAGACTAAAATTTGTTCTTGTAACTTCTGTAATCCTCGGTTATTTCTGTCTAATTCTGCTTCTGAACTCTCTTGTGCAAGTTTTGTATCTACTAGTATCTCTCTATATTCTTCTTTTACTTCTAGTAAAGCAGACCTGAATTCTCCTATATCTATAATTACCTCTTTTTTCTCTTTCTCCAGAGAAAGTAACTCTGATATAGATAACTTTAGACTCTCTTTTTCTTCTCTAGCATTGTGTGTCCATTCATTAAGTCTTCTTAACTCAGACATTGCACTTCTTTTTTGTTTATTCAGAACTTCTAGTTCTTTTTCAGACCTTCTTTTAGCATTTTCAAGGTCTATCTTTGCCTGACTTATAACTTTTCTTTCTTCTTCTACACCAGCATTTATATCTACTGTTTTTTGCTCCAAAATGGCTATCTCCTGCACTTTATTGCCTAAGATAGCATCTTGTTCATCTACTTCTGTTTTAATCACAGTAAGCGTTGTGGAAGCTTCTATAATGTCATTTCTAAGAGATTTAAGTAAAACAGTATTATCTTTTACTTTTATTTCTGTTTCTTTAGTGTTTGACATTATTATTTTTCTTTAAACCCAACCTGTTACTACATCTAGACCTACAGTTCCTGTCGGTGTTCCTCCAACTGCAAGTACACTTAATTTTAGGGTATCAGCTTTAATCGGACTGATAGGAATCCAATAATTTCCAGTGGCTGTGAAAGTCCTTGAAGCAGGGTTGATATCTATTACTCCAGAGCTAGGTGAACCATCAGCAGATTGTTGACCATAAGTAGTTCCAGCATCTACAGAAGTTTCTACTTTAATAGTCAGATTTGTTTCATCTCCTTTTGTATATTTGACCAAAATTCCAGCGTAATTCTGTTCATCAAGAGATACTACTGTTCCTGCAACATAAGAAGCTGTAAGTACAGCAGTTGCTCTGACAGTATGTTTTGATTTTTTAAATGGTAGCATTGACATAATTTTTCTATTGTCTTAATTTCTGCTCTTATCTCTACCTCCGAGAGTTCCCAGAAGCAGAGTAAGAGCAGAGCTAATAAATTTAAGCTGCTGCGAATATTCCACTTTGTGAAACCATTCTCCAAACAGTTCCATCACAAACTAATGTAATAGTATCTCCTACAACTGCTGTACCCTGAGTATTAGTCAAAGTAGTTCCAGAAATAGCTACTCCAGTAGCACTTGCTTTAGCTTTAATAGTTCCACCTGTAACAGTGAATCCAGCTGTAACATTAGATACAGTGAAAGTGAACCATAGACCGTTAGCAGCTGTTGGTAGTGTCCAAGATGGAGAACCACTAGTAGCTCTGTTGTTAAATGTTTGTCCACTCTGTGAAGCTTTAAGTACAACTGTTGCTCCTACTAATGCACTATCTGTAACGTTTCTTCCACCTAGTGCAGAGAAAGCACTTGAAGTAGATGAACCTTGGTTTATATACAGAGTTGTTCCAGAAGTACCATCTGTCTTTTGGAAGATACAACCAACTGCATATCCTCCTGTTGCATCTACTGGTACTGTTGCACCTTTTGCAAGAGTAACAAGACCTTCGGCTGTTTCTAATGCGTTTCCAGCATTATCGTATAAGTTTGTTGACATAATCTTTTAAGTTTAAACTTTTAATAATTTGTTTGTTCGTAAGATGTATAGGGGTGTAACCTTTTTCTATTAAGATTTCATTCTTAGTAAAATCTTGATTGTGACCATCTATCTCTATGCATACTTTGTTTGGAAGAAGAAAGTCTACTTCTCTACCTCCTATTATAACTCTATGAGTGAAAGGTATCTTTAAAGTTTTCAACACTTCGGCAAATACTCTTTCAGCTTTAGTAGAATTCTTTTTGTTTAAAGTACATCTTTTGTGCATATATTCTATCGTTCCTAGTTTCTTAACCTCGGATAGAAGAAGTTAAGGCTTTTAATGTTGGGCAAGGTTTTTGAACAGAACCTTGCAAAACTGCTAAACAGATATTTCTAACTAAGCGTTAGTACCATCTGAGAATAGGAAGTTCCTTAGGTCGTTGAAACCATAAGCAAAGTCCATTCCTGATGAATACTTAATCTCTTTTGTATCATAATCGATAAATTGAGGGTCAAGTTGCAAATCCATACCTTGCTTTAACTGAAAACCAAACTTTGGTCCAATCATACTTGAGTCAAAGACTCCGTACTGTAAATCAGAAGTAAGGTAAGGGTTAGCTGATATAGAGAACACATCATCTACAGAACCTTCTCGGTTAGCTGTATTTGGTTGGTCACCTTTCTTCATTGTATTAAGTACTTCCATTGCTCGGTGATGAACACTAGAGTTCTTTTTACATAGAAGTTTATCAAGAGAGATATCAAGGATTTCTCCTACACCTCCCTTAATAGCTTGTGCTGTTTTTAGAGCTGCTTTCCAAGCATCATAATCGAAGTCCATATTCACAGTTGTTCCATCTGTGATTTGGTTATTCCAATCAGTTCCTCCATCTTCTCGTGTGTGAGAAGTAGAGTTTGGAGCATCTCCATCTCCACCTGTGTTTGTAACTGTGAAAGAAAGTTGTCCTGTTGTGTCTGAATATGAAGTTGATGACATATTGTTCACTGTGTTTGCAAGAACTTGCTCTCGGAATCTCATAGCATCGTTCTTTAGTTCTTTCACAAGACTTTCAAGTTTTCGAGCTTTGATTCCATATCTCCACATAGGTCGGGTAATTCTAAGCATTCCTGAGAAGAAGCTTTGAGTATAAGTTTTGTCAAATCCTTGATGAGGAGAACCTGCTGGGATTTGACCGTTTTCTGCAATCTTTGAAAATGACTTAACAGCAGTAACTGATGAATCTTTCACAATATAGTCATCTACTGGGTCTACATAGTAGATATCTTTGTGATATTCAGTTAGGTCAGCTGGACTCTTTAGCCAGATATCTTGTATAGACAAGTCTGTAAGGTCGGCTGCTGCATTTAAGTCAAAGGGTACATTTGTTGACATAATGGTAATAATTAATGAATAAGTTTTTTAATATAAATCTATAAACTAAGCTGCTACTTGTCCAAGTGGGACAGCAATTCTTCCAACTAGTTTTTTATCTCCAGCAACTCCAGATATAGCAAGAGCAATAAAAATAGCATTCACATCAGCTGAGTGAGTTGAAGTGTTATTTACTGTTCCACCATTTGTAAGAAGATGAGCTTTATTAAGTTGGTTAACTGCTGTGTTGTTTGTACAATCAGCGATAACTAGTTGACCTGGTACTATTTGGTATAGGTCGATTTCTGGATTAGAAGCTCCAGTTGTAACTGTTTCTGCAACGATTCCTTCTATATTTGTTACGTCACCAACAGTAGTTGTAGCTTCTTTTATCTCTCCAGTAGAAGTATCTCTATAAGCAAGAAATCCTTTTGTAAAAGCTACAGAAGCATCTGCTGTATATGTGAACTTTGGTAGGTTCGGTGAACCTGTGATAGGTGTAATTGACATATAATTAATATGTTATTTCTGATAAATTGTGTCTATCTCTGAGATTCTGGCTTGTATCTGTTCTCTTGAAAGGTTCGGATACTTTTCTTGCAAAGAGTCTATCCTTGCTTCTGTATCTTCTCCTCCTGAACCGTTTCCACCTTTTCCTCCGAGAGCTAATCTTTGTTTTTGAGTCAGTTCTGCCTTAACTTTGGCTCTTGCTTTCCCTTCATCTCCACCAGTTAAACCATTTTTGATTTTATCTAGTAGTTTTTTATATCCGACTACATCTGTAGGTGTCTTGTAAAGAGCAAATTCCTCTTGTACTTTAGCCCACATATCATCATCATCAAATTCAGGGTTTTTTTCTAGAAATTCATTAACTGCTGTTGTTGCAATTGTCTTTGCAGACTCTTGAGCATTTTGTTGCTTTTGAGCATTCAGTTCTTCTTGCGTAACAACTCCTTTTGACTTAGCCCAAGACTCGAATTTCTTCTGGTCTTCTGGACTCAAATCCTTTTCAGCATCTTTCTTAGTAAGTTCTTTATACCTTTCTTCAAGAGCATCGAATTTTTCAGTCGCAAGATTTGCAATTTCTTTAGCACTTTGTGCTTCATCTCTATAACTTGCAATTCCTTTGTTAAGGTTCTCCACCTGTTCTGAAAGCTTTTTAATGGCTTCATTTTCTTCTGGTGTAGATGTTCCTTCTCCTCCTTGCCCAGCATCTGGGACTTTTGGTTCTGTTGACATAATTCTAGTTTGTTTTAACAACTTTTTTTGACTGAGTGTAGCGACCACTCGTAAACAAATTTAGAACTCCCTCACGTTTTTATTGAGGGTTGAATTCTGCTTACCTTTGCTTAGTATTTGCATACCAGCTCGACCTTAAAGATAGACAGGGTTCAACCTTCAACTTATCAGTTTGTTTGTTCTTCGATTGTAAAAAGCTGGATTTAATAATATTTTATACTGTAATTTTTATACTGTAAAGCTTTATAAATTTTTAAAAGCTTCATTCCACAAAACATAATCAGTACTCTCTTGTATCTTCTTCTGTCTAACAACAGGGTTATCTGTTTCAGAAGCTCCAAAAAGATAATCAGTGTTTAACACAATATGCTTTATACACTCTATTGTTTCTTTATTTTCTTCTGTAATAGATACTGTAAATTCTTCTGCGTATAGAGCCTGTACCTTTTCTTCAAACTCTACTTCTTGTCCTTTTTTTAGAACTACTCTTGTAGAATTATCCACAGTTTCTGTTTTTAATACTTCCTCTCCTTCTTTATTCTTTTCTTTTTCTGCGTACTTTTCTAACAAAGCTTTTCGATTTTCTTCTAAGTTAGTCATACCAACAACTAGAGTATCTATAAATTTAGTTCTATGAATAGATATACTAGCTTCTAGTTTCTGGTTTAATAACCATTCTGCTAACCCTACTAATTTATCTTTTCTTAGTTTGAATACTTTTGACATAAATCTTATTGAACTTTAAATTCTGGTAAAGGCTTCTGAGTCTTCTGAAAGTAAGCAACTATGTAACCTCTGATTTTTTCACAGTGTTGTTTAATAGCATCATAACTATCAGAACTAGATAATATTCTAGAACGTCTATCTTCTGGAGTATATTCTTCAAAGACTACACTTCCTTCTTTATTCTTTTCATAGTCAGATGTTCTATTCCCGTTCTCATCTAGTTTCATTTTAGGTCTTTTATCTACCACATTATCTGAAAGTCTATTAGGAACAATCACAGTAAATCTAAATCCAGGTCTATCTCCTAAAGGTTTAACTTCTGCACCAAAATCAACACCAAGCATTTCATCTACGATACCTGATATCTTCGGGTCTATTCCTTTTCTGATTTCTTTTGCAACTTCAATATCTTCTGCTTTAGCTTCTGCTTTAAACTTGTTAGCTCCACCAGTTTCGATATCATCTATTCTTCCTTCAAAACTATCCATTCTTTCATTTAAGTTACCTAAACCCTGAGATATATTCTGTAATATACCCATCATCTCACCTTTATCTTCTGCTTGTGCAGGAGGTGTAGCTGTAGGTCTATTAACTTTCTTTTTTCTAGGTTCTTTTATCTCTACATCTAATACTTCTACTTTTTCTTTTGTCTTTGTTTCTGACATAAGTTTTATAATTAACTAATAAATACAAGAGAAAGAGTTACTTTTTCTTTCCCTTGTAAATAAACGAACTAGGGTCATTCTTGAATTTAGACTTCTGTAGCATTTTAAAAGCTTCATTTCTGGCAATAGCCATTTGAAGTTCATCTACAGGTAATTCTATTCTTCTTTTTATAACTCCAGACTCTTTTTCTTTGTCAGAAGCCTTAATAGTTACATCGTAAGGTATATACTTTATATCTTTCTCATATCTGTTAGCTAAATTCTGTCTTAGTTCTTCATTACAAGCAAAATATACAAACATATAGATATCAAGCCAGTTAAAAGTGAACTCTTGTTCTTTTTTTGTTTCTTTATTCTTAAATTTTAGCTTTAAATAAGTAGTTTCTATCTCTCCGTTCTCTTTATTAGCTTCAAATATAGGTAAAAAGTCTAGTTTCTCACCTTCTTTAGAACGAATACTCCAAGATTTCTTCATACTAACTTTCTTTTTATCTTCCATCTGCATATTTATTTATTCTTTGTAATAAAAGCTTTAGACCTTCTTTGATTCCTTGTTTCCGAATAGTCTTTTTAGCATAATCAAAAGAGTTCTCACCTTCTATCCTTTCACCTTCTATTTCTGTTTCTATTTCTTTTATCAAGAACTCTAAAGTCTGATAGCTTCTTTCTGTAATTTCTCTACATTGTGATTGAAGTAATTTGTTTGGAACCTCTGACATACATCAATATATACCATAGTCTAGGGGTTTTTGAAAGAGTCAAAGGCAGATGCGAACCTTGAACCAAGAGTAACTTTACTATTCAAATCAGTTGGAGGTACAACAGTATCTGCATTAGGAACACCTTCTGCTCTCTCTAGTTCTTGTGGGATAGAACCATCACCTTCACCTACTGCTCCTTCTGGGTTTTCAAGGTTGGCTTGTTTCTCCC